TTTTATCTGAGTTTTTGCAGGATAAGAGCGAGAAGGTCCGTGGTGTGAGTTGCTGTACTAATGAGACCCCTGAAGTTAACGACAGGGACAGCATTAGACAGGCCAGGTACCCATGGTGTACGTTCGTACGTAAAAAGAATATCTTTACGAGTGTCGAACGATACATTATGGATGGACCATCCAGGCTGTTGATCATAAACGAGCGTCTGTTCAACTTGAACAGTACGTTTTGTAGTGATCGATGCACCTATGATGGACACCGTTGGATCTGCGAGATTAACACAAGCTGAAACAGCTTTTGTTAAATCAAACAAACGATCTACCATAAACGAATAAGGCAAAATAGCCCAAAGCGTTACTGGTATATCCTTGAATCGCAGGCCGTACTTGAACTGAAAATCACTTGCAGGGTTAGAAACCTGGTAAGTGATAGCAGCTCGAGCCTCGAAGTGGTACTGTTTCCGCGAAATACGACGTTTATACGTATCAAGTGGTTCAGTAGCCCCGGCTTGTTCATCGTTCGTACCAGTTCCACGGGATGTTTTACGTCCCGTTTGAACGAACTGGCGACGATCGTTGAACGCATCGGTCAATTGCATTACACTCCTTACCAAAGGTGAGAAGGCGAAGCGATAAGTGAGCCATACATCGGCAGTAGCAACAGCTACATGACCGAATTTACGACCCATCTTAAGACGACGCCTTGCTGCGGATAACTTACGAGGACTCAATAAATAGAGTCTTGCAAGTGCATCAACAGCAGAGTGAAAACGCTTTGACAAATCGAGAAGTGACTGAAGCGGAGAACGGAGAAACGATAAAGTTTCTCTAATCTCTGCAACATCCTCGGCGAAGCTATAAGGTGTTCTATCAATGCTGGAAAGCGCTGATAGCTGAGCAGTCTGTATAACCGAAGACTCGCTGGATTTCGGCGAATGAGTCGGTGAAACAGGTGCCATGCCTCCCCAATGTGATTGGATGGCCCACTCATAGAGTGAACCATTGCCATTGACTTGGTAGTACAGATTACCTGTACCACCACGACGATAGTAAGAGCCACCACCGGAATGCGTCATAGATGACGCAGTCATAAGACAATAGTTATTAATGAACTCACCTGATTTTTTTTCGAATAGAACTTAGGAGAAACAGTGTCCGTAATAGTATTGACCGATTTA